ATACGATAATTCAAAAGTTCGGAAAGAAGTATGTGGTTTGCAAGTGTGAAAGGCCGCTCGGTTATGAGGCAGATTTTTTAAATTCAGGAATGGCGCTTACAGGTATTTTGTTGGAAGGCGAAAGCTTGCGCGATTTCATAGAATATCGGTTACGTATGAAAAATGTTTGGGAAATAAGAAGTCGAAGAAGGCATAATTGACAAGAAAAACTATGGTAAGATTATAAGACATGGAGATGATAATGTAAGACGATAGATATTTAATAAATGTATCAATATATAAAAATGATATGCTATTTAGTTAAAATCGTTTGTTTTTGTTAAAATCGTTTTTCGGTCGTTTTTAGTTTCATGGAGCGGTGTGCAAATTTTTTTGATTTTTGCTCGCCGCTTCGATTTTTTATTTAATTTGTTATGTTTCAGGTTATTAAGTGAGTTGAAAAATAAAAAAGTAAAATTTTGCTCCGAATTTTTACCGAAAATTTTATTCGAGTAATTATTTGAGTTTCAGGAATTAATGAGTAAAAAATAAAAAATAAATTACTTTATATAGAATATTAAATAATAATTATAAGAGTAGTATAGTATTCTATATATAGTTTTTAAAACAACTGCTTATTTTATATTTTTCTCTGAAACGTAATCCAGGAGCGCGTTTGAGGCAATAAGCAAAAAAATGTAAATTTATTTTCTGCATTTTGGCTTGTTTACAATCGAATTTTTGATGAATTTCATGGAATTTTGAAAAATATTTCTGTTTTCGAGAACAACGTATGAAAAATTACACTATATTTGGCGCGATGATAAAAATTCAATATGAAAGTATCGGAATTAAAACCGCTTGAAAAGAACCCGTTCAAATCTGTCGGAGATGAGCAAATAAAGAAGATTGCAAAATCGATACAGGAATTTGAACGCATGATGGAAATTCGTCGAATAGTTATTGACGAAGAGAATAATATTCTCGGAGGCAATAAACGATACTTCGCACTTAAAAAACTCGGATATAAAGAAATACCTGATGCGTGGATCGAAAAAGTTGAAGGATTGACTGAAGAACAAAAGAAGGAATTTATCGTAAAAGACAACGCGCATTGGGGAAGCGAATGGGATTACGAGTTACTCGGTGAATGGAATGTTGATCTTGATGCGTGGGGAGTACCTATTGAAAATAAATCGGAAACAGAAAGATTAAGCGAATTGAAGTTTGAAAGTATTTATTATGAACCTACAGAAAAGCCTAATATAAAATTGATCGATTGCATTGACACTGAAAAATTCGATGCTAAGATAAAAGTTATTGAAGAATCAGATTTAAGCGATGAAAAGAAAGAAGTATTGAAAATGTTTGCATATCGATTTCTTAAGATTGATTTCGAAAATGTTGCAAATTATTACTATTTTAATGCTGACGAAAAAGAAAAGCGAGTTATAGAGAGATTACGATTAGTGCTTTGCGATGAAGGATTACAAGGATTTATTGAAGATGATATTTTAAGAGCACATAGCAAATTGGAAGGATGGAAAATAGAAGATGATGAAAACTAAAATGATTGACATATTTATTCCGTCGTATCACAGAGCTAAGAATTTGAAGACTGTGAAATATTTCGTTAAGATTGGCTGGAACGTAAAAAATATACATGTTTTTATCGATGATGAAGCAGAAGACAAATCAGAATACGAAGCATTGGCACAAGAAATTGGATTTAATCTTTTCGTTTTTGATATGAATGAAGCAAGGCAAAGATATGATTATGTGCATAGAGCAAGTATTTCGAGACGTTCAGCTGGACAGGCACGAAATATGTTTTACGATTACGCAAAAGAGAAAGGAATAGAATTTTACATGGTACAGGACGACGATACTGAAAGTTATCAAGTGAAATATAAAGGAAAAGCTATTCGTTCAGCTAATATTGATGATATCATAATTATTTTTGAAAGTGTTTGTGAATTGATGTATAAGAGACATATCGGTTGTTTCGGAATAAGTCAAACAGGGGATTTTATCGGAGGAGTAGATAATAAATTGCTTCGAAATAAAGTAATGAATACTACGTTTATTTTGACAAAATATATCTATCGAGGAGAACGAGGAGTACAGGATGATGACACAAGTCAATTTGTAGGAATAATGAACGAAGGATTATTTACAGGAAGCTACGGAGATGGATTAGTTTTAATGCAAACAATGTCGGCAACTGCAAAAGGAGGATTGACTGATTTATACAATGAATGCAAATTGTTGAATAAGGCACTTGTTACACCGATACAGTTTCCGAGTACTATTTATGCAGAAAAACAGGTAAAAAACGGCGGCAGGTTACATCATCACATACAACGACGATATTTGTATCCGATGATATTAAAAGGAGTTGGAAAAGATAACATAGCATGGGATACGTATCCTGAAGATTATCCATTTACAAATGAACCAAAACGAAAAGACTATGGCACTATACGATAAACAGGAATTAGTTAAGATGGCAGAGGAAGCAATAAAGCGAAACAATTTATTTTTCGTTAACGATATAATCGCATGGCTTCCGTGCAGCACATCGACATTCTATGAATTGTTTCCTGAAGGATCGGAAGAATCGGAATACTTTAAGAGATTGTTGAATGAGAACAAGATACGCACGAAATCGGCTATAAGATCGAAGTTATTCAAATCGGACAAGGCAGGCGAGTTGCTGGCGTTGTATCGCTTGATATGCACACCTGATGAGCGAAGGATGCTGAATCAGCAATACATCGAGATGAACACGAACGACAAAGGATTGACGATTAATTTCATAGACAAGTCAAAAGACGACGACAAATGAACATCGAGACAGGGACAATATTTAAGATGACAAAGAAAGCCTTTGAAGACGAAAAGAAGATCGTTATTTTGAAAGGCGGGACAGGGTCAGGCAAGACGTTCGACGTCATGTTGTTTCTGTTATATATTGCTTTGAAGTTGAAGGATCAGGTGATAACGGTTGTCTCTGAATCGAGGCCTCACCTCGACATCGGGGCTATACGTATATTGGAAGGAATTTGTAAGAAGATAGGTTTGTGGACAAAGGATAATTGGAACATAACTACGGCACGATGGACAGCACCGACAGGATCTATCATCGAGTTTTTCTCGGCTGACAGGATAGACAAGGCGCTCGGAGCACGTCGCGATTGGTTGTTCGGGAATGAGATTAACTCGCTGAAGAAGGACGTTTGGGATGAATTGGCACGAAGGTCGGAGAATGTTATCGGAGACTTCAATCCGACATCGCAATTCTGGCTTGAAGATTGGTTGATGAATTACAACGACACGATTGTAATTAAATCGAATTATTTGGATAATCCTTTTCTGCCTGAAACAGAGAAAAACAGGATCGCAACGCGTGCAAAGCGAGACAAGAATTTCAAACGAATTCACATTGATTGCGAGTATGGAATAAGCGAAGGCGTAATATTCAGCAATTGGCAGCAAATCGATGTTATGCCTGAAGGCGAAGGAGTTTACGGTTTGGACTATGGTTTCTCAAACGATCCGACGGCGCTTGTAAAAGTTATCGAAACACATGAAGCGTTCTATGTTGACGAACTGATTTACAGGACAGGATTATTGAACCGCGACATTGTAAGATTGATGGAGCAATTAGGAATAAGAAAAGATTATGATGAGATCATTGCTGACAGTGCAGAGCCTAAAAGCATACAGGAGTTGCACAATGCAGGTTTCAATGTGAAGCCTGCAAAAAAGGGAGCTGACAGCATACGAGTAGGTATCGACAAGTTGCAAAGCAAACCGATTTACGTAACGAAGCGAAGCACGAATTTGATTAAGGAGTTTCGCAATTATTGCTGGGCGGTTGACAAGGACGGCAAGCCTACGAACAAGCCGATCGACGCGTATAATCATGGAGTTGACGCATGTCGCTATGCCATATCGCCAGAACACAATTTCAAATTTGCTATAAAGTAAAAAATCGATGGGACTGTTTACAAGAAAGAAAAAGACGGATAACGTTCA